ACAACATCTAAATCTATATAACCAAGACTATCATCTTGTATATTTCTATGCCATTCTGAATATTCATCACCTCTTCCAAAGTAATTATATCTAGCCATTTAATACTTTAATTTTTGTTTTACAATTTGATTTAAAACTGATGTCAAAGGGTTAAAATTATACTCTGCTTTGCTGCAACCTGTAACCATTATCAGTATAAATATTATCCAATAGATTTTCATTTGTTTTTTAATACCAATATAATATTATCTTTTAGTTCTATATCTTTTTCCAAAGCAAGTATCATATCAGATTGTTTTTGTATAAATTTTTTTTGTCGTTTGATTTCAGCTTTACATTCTTTTAATTTATCTGATAGCTCTAATTCTTTCCACATACCCTCATTTGTCATTTTAATCTTTCAATTTTTTTAACAACAGATCGTGGGTACACAGTTATATTGCCAACAGTTAGTTCTCCATCATCATCAAAACTATGCGAAGCAAATATAATTAGTTTCTTCTGATCTTTATATAAAAGATAACCTATGTCATCACACCAAGAATAAGTTTGTTCAAGTGCTTTTTTTAAAGACATCCATTCTGGATTTGAAGTTGGATCTTGCCAATAAATTCTTACTCTCTTGTATGGAAACTTATTTATTTTCTTCATAATCCCACCAACTTTCATATAAATCTTGAAGAGATACTTTACCTTTAGTAACTTCTAATATCTTCTTAACCATCTTTGGTTTAGGAAATCTTTTTTCTTTAGACTCCAAACAATATCTTTGCGAGTTAGTCGCTGGATTAATTGATTTGATACCTAACATAGTACCAAAAGTATAATGTGATATACCTTGTTTCTTTCGCCACTCTTTTAGTGTCATTTTCCTCCTATTTGTTATACAATTGAGAGATATATATTACATATAATAATGATTGACAAGCATTTATATTAGTGTAAAACAAAGAAAAACAAACAAATGATATTAAAACAAGATCATATTACAAAAGAAATACTAGACTATTTCAAATCATTTAATGGTGGTAAAGGGTTAGACCATTGGAGTCCATCTTCAAGCCAAAACTTTACCAGATTTGTACTTAACTATTCACTACCACAAGAAATAAGAAGAACATTCAAGATAAGATATAAAGCTCCATTTGGAAATTTAGTTAATAACACAGCTCAAAGATTAACCTGTGATATTTTATATCAAGGAGACAAGAAAATTACATTGAAGAACAAAAATTATGACGAAATATTTCAACAAGAGTTAGACGCAATAGATAAGAATACTCCACCAGTAGATGATAAAGATAAACTAGCAAGAGAAATGATGATTAGCTTTGCACATCCAACTATTGAGAATATGAAGAAAGCAGTTAAAGAAATATTTGGTAATGAAAAGTTAGTCGCTGAAAGATATGTGTCTAGCAAAGATATAGATATGCTCATAGATATTATTGGTAGAGTAGACTATGAAAGTAATCTTTTAATAGGCGAAGCAAAAACAAAACCACCTACAATTAAAAAGAAGAGAGGTAAAGATGAATACTACATGGCAACAACGCAGCTCCCAACAGATCCTGACCCAATGCACGTTAGTCAATTATCATTTTATCATCATTGCACAAAAAGAACACCTTTTTTGTTTTATGTAAATGAAAATGAATACACTATCTTTGATGACACACACGATATGTTAAGACCTGATTACTTAAAAGAACAATACAATCTTTTAGTACAAAGATTAAAATCTTGGGAACAACTAATTATTTTTTGTAAAGGAGATATTAAAAAACTATCTACCTTTGCCGAACCACCAGAATTAAATCATCCTTTTTATTATAGGGATTTAATAGACGACCAAAAACAACAAATCAAACAACTATGGGGATTAAAAATATGAAAACAAATATATATCAAAAACTACACAAAGCATCTTGTGAATCAAGAGGTGTAGTCAAAGGCAAGAAAGTACCAGGTATGCAGTTCAACCCATTGCTCCACGATAGTGTTCAAGTTGTGGCAATGGAATCATTACTAAACAATGGATTATATCCTGTTTGTAATTATACCAATACCATTCATGAAAATTTTATTGTTGTCACTTGTTCAATGAGAATACATGACATTGAAAATCCTGACAGCTATATTGATGTCAATGGATGTAGTGCCATGGGTTCACTTGATAAATTTGGCACGGGTAACGGCATGAGTTATGCTAAGAAGTATGCTTATTTAAATGCTTTACATTTAAAGACAGGTTTAGATAATGAAGATGGCTACAAGGCAAAACCTTTTAATAAAATTCCACAATCAAGTGGTACAGAACATGATAACAATCATGTCATGGCAATAGATAATATCGAAAAAGATATTAGAAATGCAAAAACTATTTATGAACTAAGAAAACTTAGAAATTATAAATACAAAGACGCATTTAATCTTGCTATGAAAAAACACCTTAGAGTTTATAGACAGTTAGATGATTTATATGGCACTAAGGAAACACAACTCAATACAGGAGGAGTTACACAATGACAGACAAGATATATATAAAACTTGTACACAACCAAGATAAGCAACAAGGAGATAATAGACCGAGTTTTGTTGCACCAATAAATCCAAAATCACCAGAGGGTAAGACCTGGAGAATAGGTGTAAAGATTGGAGATACATGGTACAACCAAGCAGGATTTGATGATCTTGATGAACAAGGTAATCCTACAGGGATTATTAATGTTGTCTTGACACCATCAAACACTGGTTCAGGATCTGCTAAGGCGAGAGTACAGCAGACGTCTTTTGCACCAAACAGGTTTGCAAAAGGTCAAGGATCAGGATATAACAAACCTAACTACAAATACTAATTTAGAGTTTGTGGTTGAATGGTATGGCGGAAGTTTTTTTCAGAGCAGCGAATCATGTTGCCTCTTCCCTTTCTATAGGCAATGCTCCCTCTTTATTTGTTTTCTTCTGCCATGCCTTTAAATAAATGACTGCTCAATTTGGAATAGGTATGTTTGCTTACAATATGATCTGTCTGATGATAGGTCTTTTAATAGCATATTACATAATAAATAAATCAGAATGAAGATTACAGACATAAACAAAGAGATTAAGAAGAAGATTGTAGCTGATAGGCAAAAAGAATATGGCGATTATCAGTATAATTTTACTATACTTGCAGAGCTTTTTACCTTAATATTAGCTCCGAATTTGAAAAAAAAATTAAAGCCACACCAAGTAGGTCAGATAATGATGACACTTAAATTATTTAGAAGTACCAAGGGTTATAAGGCAGATAACTATCACGACCTATCCATCTATAATGATATGACCTTTAACTTACACAAAAAAGATATAGACAAAAATGATAAAAACCGATAAGTATATAAGAATTAAATCTGGCGAAGCTAACTTTCAGTTAGTTGAAAGATTTGATGACGTTAAGAAAGCTGCCGACCCCAACGCACAGGGAGAGTATGTAGAATGTGAAGTAACAACAGTAAAAATAGACTTCACCAAAGTGAAAAAGGAGAAAGATGGAAAAGCTGAAACAGAAGTTCCAAAAGTTGCAGGATCTCCAAAGTAAAAAACATGAAGCGTATCTTGCAGCAAGAGCTAAAGCTAACAAGTTAAAAAGAGATAGCTTTAGATTGATTTGGAAAGTTGAAAGAGCTAAAGAAATGTTGATGCGATAAGCATTAACGTGATGATTGAAAAAAAACAAGAAAAACTGTAGGGGATCTATGACTTTATTAAACGAGGTGTACACAAAACACCTAAAACAAAAAGGCAATAATAATTTTTTAAAACAATACAAGAAAGCATACTACTTACTAACAGAGCTAGAAGAAACTTTATACAAAGGTGGTTTTCAAGAAGGTTATCTGTTGGCACTTAAAACAAGATCAGATGTTGTTGAGAAAGTAGCAAAGCAAAGATTTAAAAGTAAACCATCAAACGAAATAGTTGGCTATCAATTTAAAAAACCAAATAGCAGAGTGATTGACTCAGTAATAAATAAAGTGTCTGTCAAGTATGAGATAAATAAAAAAGATTTATTTGGTAAACAAAGAACCAAAGATATTGTCAGAGCTAGAAATATTATTCACAATATACTTAATGAAAAATATAAAATGAGTTTATCAGATATTGGTAGAATATTTGGACAGGATCACACCACAGTTTTGTAATTCAATAAAAATGAAATTTAATGGTAAAAGGTATTGGGGTATGGACCAAACAATATGGCAAGAGTTTGACGAACTAACTAAGTCCTAGCATAGTTAGGTCTCTTACCTTTTCTTGGTCGTCTCTCAGCAGTTTTCTTTCTTGATACAGCAGCACGTCTTTGTGCAGGTGTCATGGCTCTAGCTTTTGCAGCAGGTACACATTTAGGATAGTTACGTCTCTTCTCTCCTTTGCTCCTACCACATTTGGGAAAGCCACCACCTTTCTTTGGATTAGCAATGTCAACCCAATTAGCTCTTACCCATGAACGTAAACCTTTTGACATTACTTTCTTTTTTTTCTTGTACCTTTAGGTTTTATTCTACCACTACATACACCAGCAGCNTACATATTTGCATACGCTGATGGATATACTTTAAACTTTCGTTTAGCGGCAGCTTTACCTTTAGCACAAAGTTTAGCCATATCTTTTCTTTCTACTTTTTCTTAACTTTGC